AAGCTGGTGTTGGTGGCAGAGCCAAGGGCATTGAACATTTAGAAGATCTGGTGTTCCGCCGTGCTACACAAGGCATTGTGGATGCGCTGGAAATTGTGAAACATGCCACAGAGTCTCCCAAAACCGTCACTGCCAAGTGGGACGGTAAACCTGCTGTGATATTTGGTCGCAAGCCAGCCACAGGCGAGTTTGTGCTCACAGATGGTTCGGGATTTGAAGCCAAGGGCTATGATGGTCTTGCTACCAGTCCCAGAATGATGGCGGACATACAACGCACACGATCTGGAGACAGAACAGAATTGATCAACTTGTATGCACAGTTGTTTCCTGTGCTGGAAGCTGCACTACCTGCCAACTTCCGAGGCTATGTCAAGGGCGACTTGTTGTACATGACTACACCTCCCGAAATTGCAGGTAACTATGTGTTCCGTCCCAACACAATTGAATACAAGATTCCTGCAAAATCTGCACTGGGACAGCGTATTGGTGCTAGCACAATTGGTATCGCCATACACTCAATGTATGGCGATGTGGGTGATGCACGTCAGCCACTCAAAGGTGTAACGTTCAATCCTGTGCCAGGCCTGATGCTGGAACGCCCTGCTACTCCAACTGCAATTGCCACAGACAGCAACTTGGAAAAACAACTGCGCAATCTGGTGCGAACAGATGGTGCTGCTATCAACACCTTGTTTAATCCTGCTGAACTACGAACACACAAGATCACAGACCTAGCAAAACTGTGCGTGGACTTTATCAACACCAAGGTAGGCACACCCCTAAATCCTGCAACTCTGTTGCCTGAGTTTGGCGAGTGGTTGCAGACTCGAGTAACTCCGCAAAAGTTCCGTAACATTGTGGAATATCTACAGAGTCCCAGCTCAAATACCGCAGCTCTGGCCGCAGCATTCAGTGCATTTTTGTTGCTGCATGATCTCAAAATGAACATTCTAAAACAAGCTGATACTCAGCATCCTGGACAAGAAGGCTGGGTCATGGCTACACCTGTGGGCTATGCCAAGGCTGTGAATCGCTTTGATCCCAATGCTTTTGCTGCTCAAAATCGTCAGAGAAACACCCCTCAAGAAGCGTGATTTTTCCAAACTGACTAAATAAGTGCAGGGATCCTGTATCCCACTAACTTTAAAGGAAATTTATCATGGCAGTATTTACAAAAACAAATGGTACTACACAACCAGTATTTGCACTGGACGTAGCAAACGGTTCTATCGCTGGAACAGCCAACGTGGCAGCACAAGGCCCAGTACAGATGGCAGGTCCAAAACTGGACTTCTTCTCTTTGACAGCCAACGCTGCTCTTACCAATGCTGGTAACGTGAATGGTTACTTGAACAACGTGTTGACATCAATTCAACAACTTGGTACTATTGCAATGTATCAAGCTGGCGCAACAGCTGGTACAATCAACATTGCTATCTACCCAAGTGGTGCTTACACCACAGCTACCTTGGTTGCTGCTGCTCAAACAGCCAATGCAACTGGTGGCTTGAACATTGGTATTCCAACTGCCAACGTTGCTGCATCCGCTACATTCACTAACCTGTAATCAGTTTAGACCCCACAGCAACCCTGGACGTAAAAAATCCAGGGTTTCTTTTTGGCATTAAATACTCCTAGAATGAAGATAACATGCCGCACACTTTTTGATTGTAGTTTGACCGGGGTCACTGGACACTTTCGTTCTAGTGAAATACCATTCCGTGATCGTGTGGGACAAATGGTACAAACACAGGCAGACTGGAATCACAGCCGCAACCAACAGCGTAACTGGGAAACTCTATTACAGATCATTGGTCTGCGCACACAGCCACAAGACATCACCAAACCTGAACACCAAGACGGTGTCTGGGAATTTGAGTTTAGATCAGAATCTCCTGGTGTGTTTGAAATGTATGATAATCCAGATCCCTTGGCCGGACTCAAGAGCGATTGTGAAGGTGTGCCCATGATGCTGAATCTTACCGAGCAACCCGCCATGGCCCCCACAATTGCCACGTCAGGCACAGATCAGAACATTTGGTTCTCCGCGGTAAATACACCATTGGAGTAATGATTAATGGATACTACTGAAATTGAAAAAAAGAGCCTGGAAGCCCATGTTGAACTGTGTGCAGAACGCTACAAGTTACTGGAACTCAAATTGGATTCTCTGGAAACAAACATTGGTAAAGTAGTCAATACCATGGCTGACCTTCGCGGCATGATGGAAAAATCCACTCAAAAAAGAACTGATCAGTTGCTCAGCTGGGGCATAGGCATTATTGGTGTGTTGTTGGCCACTATAGGTTGGTTGGCAACACATTACATTCGGACACTATGATACAAAAACAACAGCAAAAACTTGACCGCTGGGCCGAACGTGAGCTCAAACGTCATGCTGACCACATCATCATAACTGATGATGATGGTGCTGTGATTGTGTTTGGCAAGTATCGTATTGTGACTGAATCAGACTGTGCCAGAGTTCATTCCTGGGATCGTGAAATAAGTCGTTTCACAAACAAACGTGTGGCCATGAGCTGGTGTACAGCAGACATACAAAATCAATATGCACTGTGCAACATGATCATGATTCTAGACCGCAAAAAACAAACACTAGCCGCTGACATCTACTGCCGTAGCACTGTGGGCCGCCAAAGTCGCAGCGAAGATTTCTACGAAATTACAACTACAAAAATTCAGCCAAAAATAGCGCAGTACAACTTGGTAAGTACTGAGCTGGAGAAATGTGTAAACCAGGCTAAATACATACAGATTAGAGGATTCAACAATGAAACTGACAGAACTATCGGCGCCTAAGCCATCAAAACAAATCGCCAAAGTATTCGAAAGTTACTTTGGTTCACGTATTAGTTTTGACCAACTTACACGTGGTCAAACAGCACAGATGCTGACCCGTGTACGTGGAGTGCTAGGAGAGCACCGTTCCACCACTGCTCGCCACACCAGCGAACGTGACCCAAAATACTTGCAATTGGTAATGATGGAGCAAGCTCTTTCCAGCCGCTTGCAGGAAGACAACCTGCCAATCGCACCACCTGCCCCTGTTGCAGGCGCTGCTGTGCCTCCCAAGCCTGCTGTGCCTGGCACTGCTAACAAAGATCCCAAGGTCGATGCTGCAATTAAAAAATCTGCTGCTGGACAAACACTCAACCCAGAAGAACAAAAACTTGTGGCTGGTGCTGCCATGATGGCTGCTGAAAGCCGTTTGCGCCGTGCAATGAAACGCCTAAACGAAAGCGAAGTTCAACAAGCTCAAGTAATTCTAGCTGCACAAGACATGGTAGACAAAATGCAAGGCATGTTGGAAGATGTTACAGAATTACAATTCAAAGAACTGCCTGCTTTAGTCGATTCAATCAAGAATCAAGTGGGCATGGAACAAGCTCAACAATTCAACACAGACGCCACTGCTGCACTCAGCGGCCTGGTTGGTAATCTGCAAGGTGCTAAACAACAACTGGATGCTGCACTGAATGTGGTAACTGGTCAAGCTGCCCCTGGTGGCGCTATCCCCGGAGCAGCCGACGCTGCCATGGCCGGTGCTGACATAGGTGCTGCAGACGCTGACATGGCTGCTGCTGATGAAATGGGTGCTGATGCTGGACTAGACGCTGCTGCTGCAGATGCTGGAGCTGACATGGGTTCCGAAACACCTGCCGCTGCGCTTGGACGAGCACGTAGATAATGCGTATAGATGAAGTTGCTTCATCTGCTATTGCCACACCAGATCCTGCTACACTAACAGGTCTGGTGGCATTCCTAAACGGTCGTGCTAACGATACTAATGCACAAAAACAGATCAGCCAGGCAGCATTTATCAGTCTGGCGCAAAGCCTAGACATCAATGTTAATGCTCAAAACCTAGGTGAGTTAATTGACCAACCTCCATTGAGCAACGTGCTAGAACCCCTGGATCCCAATTCGGGTGTGATCACATTCAAAGGTGCCGAAACTGGTGCGACTGCAATGCCAGTTAATCAAGCACAAGACATAGTTGCAGCCGCTGCCAAGTCAGCAATGAAACGCCCAATGTAATCAAACTGGTTGACTAGTCAGCCCATTGGTAGTATACTCAACATAAGGAACCAGTATGGCTTATTCAAATCAAGTAATCGATCATTATGAAAATCCCCGTAATGTTGGCAGCTTTGACAAAAGCGATGCGGATGTTGGCACAGGCATGGTAGGAGCACCTGCCTGCGGTGACGTAATGAAGCTGCAAATCAAAGTAGATGAAAATGGTATTATCACGGATGCTAGATTCAAAACCTACGGATGCGGTTCAGCAATTGCATCAAGTTCGTTGATTACTGAAATGGTCAAGGGCATGACTCTTGATGCTGCGTCAGCTATCAAGAATTCAGAAATTGCTCAAGAACTTGCATTGCCCCCGGTCAAGATACATTGCAGCATCCTGGCCGAAGATGCTATCAAGGCTGCTGTAGAAGATTACCGTAGCAAGCATGATCTCGTTCACTGATACGGCCCGAAACAAAATCAAACGATTGTTAGAAAAACGCGGCGGAGTGGGAATACGTCTAGCAGTAAAAACCACTGGATGTTCAGGTCTGGCCTATGTGCTAGAGTATGTTGATGCCTATACTGGTGATGACACAACCATAAATTATGCCCAGCCTGATTTTTCTGTACTGGTAGATAAAAAACACCAGGTGTACCTTGATAACATGACTGTGGATTATGTTCGTCAAGGCCTCAATGAAGGGTTTGAATTTTCCAATCCCAACGAGCGCGATCGATGTGGTTGCGGAGAAAGTTTTCGAGTTTGAAACAAAAATATATAGATATGTACATGGACTGGGCAGAACGTGCTGCCGACCTTAGCCATGCAAAGAGATTGCAAGTAGGTGCTGTCATTGTAAAAGACGATAGTGTTATCAGTTATGGTTATAATGGCATGCCTGCAGGATGGGATAATAACTGCGAGTTTGAATTTGTACATCCACAAACAAAAATTCCGGAACTTGTAACTAATAAAGAGGTATTACATGCTGAATCCAATGCAATTGCGAAGCTGGCCCGCTCGAGCCAAAGCGGCCGTGATGCTAGTGTTTTTATTACTCACGCTCCTTGTCTTGATTGTGCCAAACTTATATACCAATCTGGCATATCTAGCGTATACTATCGCAATAGCTATAGGGACGTGGCGGGATTAGAGTTCCTTGAAAAATCCGGCGTAGCTGTTAAACAAATAACACAAATAAACACATGATAGTTCAAAGATACAATTACACACCCATCAATAGAGAAACCATAGACGGCAAACGACACTACTGTCTGCCCGACGGCAGCAAGGTACCCAGCGTGACCACAATCCTGGATCGTACCAAGAGTGAAGAAAAGCGTCAGGTTCTAGCCAACTGGCGCCGGCGAGTGGGCGAACAAAAAGCACAAGAAATTACCACCGAAGCAGCCAACCGTGGCACACGAATGCATGCGTATCTTGAGCACTACATGCTAAATGACGACATGAAGCCCTTGCCCGGCAATCCGTTTGCGCATCCTAGCTGGTTCATGGCCGCCGAAGTTATTCTACAAGGTTTATGTCATGTGAATGAATTCTGGGGTGCAGAAGTTCCTGTGTATTATAGTGGGTTATATGCTGGAACCACAGACTGTTTGGGTGTGTGGAAAAAGCGGCCTGCTATCATGGATTTCAAACAGACCAACCGGCCCAAAAAACGTGAATGGATTGATGATTATTTTGTGCAGTTGGCAGCGTATGCAGCAGCCCACAATGAAACCCACGGTACTACCATTGACTGCGGCGTTATTTTAATGGCCCAGCAGCCCGATGTACTAGCTGACGGCAGCCTGAGCAAGCCCATATACACCGAGTATGTGATTGAGGGTGATGAGTTTGCACACTGGACCAATGAGTGGATGAAACGAGTCGAACAGTACTACGCCACACGCTAAATACGTGATACTTCAAGGACTACCATCGTGGCAATTGTACAAATCTCCAGAATAACTCAAAGAAAAGGTCTAGCAACTGACTTACCACAGCCGCTGGCCGCTGCTGAACTAGGGTGGGCAATTGATGATCGTAAACTCTACATTGGCAATGGCACAATTGCTGAAGGTGCTCCGGTTATCGGCAATACTGAAGTGCTAACTGAATTCAGTGATATTCTCAGCTATGCTACAGAATACACCTATGCGGGCGAAGCAGCAGGATATGCTGTGCAAACCGGTGCAACTACTGGAACTCCTGTTGGACAAAGTCTACAGTCGAGACTGGACAGTTACGCAGTGATCACTGACTTTGGTGCCACAGGTGACGGAACCACAGATGTCACAGCAGCCATCAACCGCGCACTTTATCAAATATTTTGCCGTGAAGTAAATCCGCAGATTCGACGCAGCATATTTTTTCCAGCTGGCACATACATTATCACAGATACCTTGTTGATTCCACCTTTCTGTAAATTGTACGGCGAAGGTGCAGAGTCAACGGTTATCAGTTTCCAGGTACAGACCTGGACCAACACCATTGCTTATGCATCCGGCGTACTGGTCTATGACGCTGGTACGGTTGCATACTACAGAAGCCTGGCTGCTGTGCCCATTGGCACAGCCATTGGCGATGCTACGTACTGGCTTGCAGAATCATTACCAGCCTACATGGCCAGAACCACAGACAGTCAGCAACAAACTGGTCTGAACATTGGATCCAACAGTGCCCTGCAGCCGGGCTCGGTTGAAGTGTCGGGCATGAAATTCACAACAGATCGTGCTGCTCAGAACGGTATCCTGATTGAAGCTGCAAACAATTGCGTTTTTGACAGTGTGTCTATTGCTGGGCCCAGCACAACCGCTACACTCCAAACTGCCACCGAGGCCACCAGCTGTGTAGTCTGGAACAGCACCGGAAGCTACATTTGCAAACATGTGGTCTGGAACAACTGTCAATTCTCAGGCATGGTCTGGGGCACCAACACAGATGAACAGATTGAAGGCTGCACCATCAGCAACACCACATTTGATACCTTGTATCAGGGTGTGTATCTTGGCAACACTGTGGCACCTGCTGTGGGACCAACTGGTGTAAGAATTGTGCAAAACACCTTTGACAATGTATACGCCGAAGGCATCAGTATTGTGAATGTTGGCCTCAATGCCAGTGCTTACAATACTTTTTATGATGTGGGCAACTGGTTCCAAGGCACCACAACACCAGTTACTCCTGTGATTGATATCAATGGCAACAACAATGTCAGCATAGGCGACATGTTTGAAAGAACCACACAGTATGCTGATGCCTTGCACCCAAGAATCAAACTGAACAATCTCAATGGTATTGCGCTGGGCATGAATGTCAGCAACATTGTGTTTTATGAAAGCAATGTTCAGGATCTCACAGCAGCCAATCAGATAGCAGTGGGCACATATCAGCGTACCGCAGGCATACAGGACATCATTGCTAACAATTCTTCAGCTAACTTGGCCTACATCAGTGGAACATATATCAGCAGTTTCCAAATGGACTATACCATCATTCGTGATGTGTATCGACGATCAGGCACATTGTCAGCAGTCAAAGGTCAAGCAGCACTGGGCACAGGATTTACCTACACTGACAACTTCATAGAAAACGGTGCTACAGGAGTCACCCTAACGGCTGCTGCCGACGGCGCCAATGTTCTAGTTTCCTATTCCTCAACCAACACAGTTGCGGGCACAATCAATTATTCAATAACCAATCTCGGTTGATGTGGCCTTCCACCTTTGCCCAACGGCTTGACAGTTGGTCACAACTCCGAGCCCAAGCTGCTGAAGCCGATTCTGATTCGGCTCTGCACATGATCAACGCCTGGTGGTTTTGTGCTCCGTGGCGTGCTTATCATTTGCACTGGGATGATCAGCCCAGTTGGCCAGATCCTTGGCAACTATTGAGCGACAACATGTACTGCGGTCTTGCTCGCGGGCTGGGAATCATGTATACTATAGCTATGCTAGATCGTGTAGACCTGCAGGATTCCCACTTGATAGACACCGGAAGCGACAATTTAGTCCTGGTAGACAAAAAGAAATATATACTTAATTGGGA